TATTATAGACCCATTCAGGGTTTTTTTGTCTCCATTTTTTTTGTCGTTCCAAACAATCTTTATAATTATTTTTTTGATATTCCGCCGACCTCAAATTATGACACTCTTTACATATAGAAGATTTACCATCTTTACTTTTACTTCTTAAACCAAATTCGCAAAGATTTTTTTCTTTTTTACATTTTTTACAAATTTTGGTATTCATCATTAACATATTTCCTCAATAGTTTATTTACAAGTGAAGATAAATTAATTGATTTATTTTTAAAAATTTCTGTTAAATCTGGGTCCAATGAAACCGCCAACCTAACTTTTTTTTTATTTTCATCAATTTTTTTACGTCCCATACCTATAAATATCTTAAACTATTAAAAAATATTATTAATTATACTAATATTCTTCATTATTATTTTCAAAAGTAACCTCCGTTTCTTCTAAAATAATTTCACCAGTTCCTGATAGAATCGCATTCCAATATTGTGAATAATCTTTTTTATACTCCTCTAACGACTCTTTTGTATCAGCAATATATCCTTGTGGGGTCGCAATTATCTTACCATCTTTATATCCCAAACCATTTATATGATTTTTCAAAATAGATACTTTTGTTCTAACAGCGTAAGAAATAGTTCTACCATTTTTAGTTGCTGTGATATGATTAATACCAGCGTTCTTCTGATTACCAAATAAAAAGACAAGAGCTGATGCGAGCCAAAGGGCTTCTCCACCTTTTGCTTTAATGGTTGGTTGTCCAAATGGATTATCAGGGAGCTCGACCCAAGGTTGGTTAATTACAACAAGAGTATTATAATAAGGATAATCTTCTTTTTTGGACTTTGTAATACGAGCATGAATACCCATACCAATTTTGTCTGCCATAACACTAGCATTGTGTTGACGGCCACCTTTCCCATCATAAGTCATCTTACAAGGAATGGAACCAACTGAGTCCCAAAGGAAACAAAGTGAATGAGGAATATTTCCATTTTCTTGTTCGTCCAATAGAGTATTGATGTATTCAGTCACTTGTTCGATGTAATCAAATGAGTCATTAAATAGGAAATATCCGTCCCATTCTCCGTCTACCATTTTGGCTTGGAGTCCAAGTTCAACAGCATGGTCCCATGACCACTTCTTTTCAGTGATAATAAAAACAGGAAGGACACCTTTCTTTTGAGCGTCTACCGCAGTTTTAACCAAGGCAGTCGTTTTCGAAGAGTTCGAGTGACCGAGGAACATGTTAATGTTACCCATAGCAGGACCGGGAAGACCGCAGCTATTATGAAAAGCTTCACCGACTTCAAAAAACTGAGTATCCTTGTACTTAGTTTTGGTTGAGTACTTGTCTTTGATTGCATCTAAGGAAAATTCTTTTTTCTTTAAAGCCATAATTAGTTGTATTTTACAATTTGTTGTAATGCTTCACTCTTATCTTTTGCGTTTGCATACTTTTCAACCATTTTATCCATCTCTTCAAGGTGTTGTGGATGTTCTCCAATACCTACAGGATTGTTGAAATATACCAAAAGTGTTGCTTCCGCTTCACTCATTTCAGCGGCATATTTGCTCATGAGAGCATCATAAAGTTTTTTTGAAATTTTTTCTTGAATTGTCATTTTGATGATAATTAAAAACCGCCCCGTATTTCAGGGGCAGTTTGATTACTATTTTTTTTAATTAGAAGGGTAGGTCGTCAGTTGGTTCGTCCTCTGATTGTGGGTCAGAAATTGTTCCACCCATAGTCATTTCACCAGCATCGTCTCCGTAAACGTATTTACCAAGTTCAGATGACCAACGTGGAGTTTCACCACGAGCAATTGCCTCCAAGTACTCAACTGGTTTTTTAGAGTAAACATCTTTCCAAGATAGTTCGTCTTTCACCCAAGAGTCCATTGTCTCTTTATCTTCGTGAAGTGGAGCTGGGTCATCATACATCACAGTTTGGATAACTGTATACTCAACACCTTTTGGTGTCTTTGCTTTGGTGAGTTCCAAGATAAGGTCACGTCCTTTCTCAGGGTCAGTAATGTCACCTTTTGCCCTCCAAATCGGAATGATTTTGTCAAGGATACCTTCGTTCTTGTAGTTGTGCTTAAAACGCCAGAACTTAACTCCGTCCTCAGGAGCGTCTTTGTCAATCACTTTAACGATGTAGAATTTACGAGCTTTGTACTGTTTTGCAAGTTCCTTATCAGAAGCCTTGCCAGTCATCATAAGTTCATCGTGAATTTCGTTCAAAGGTGAACGCTCGTTGTCATTTTTACCTGGGTCATAGATTTTATTCCATTTTCCCGCAACTTGGATTTCGTGAAACCACACTTCCTTAAATGGTGATGAGCCATCGGTTGTAGGAAGGATACGGAGTCGTTTTTGTCCTGTTGATTTTCCGTTAGGAAGGATTGCCGCGAAGTACTTCTTCATTCGGTCTTCTTGTGAAATTTTACTTCCACCTGTGTTTGATTTCGCTTTTTCATACTGAGCGAGAACAGCATCTAAAGAATTTGTCGCCATAATAAAATATATAATTTAATAGTTAATGAACAATAATAATTGTGTCAGCCGTAAAAGTCAAATAAGGTTTACCAATTAATATCTAATTGGTTTGAATTCTTCCTCACCACCATAGTCGTTGAAAGTTCTCTTAATTTCATCCACAGAATAATCTTCAACATCATCAGTAGTTAAAACATACTCATTTTTACCTGACTTTTGAATGTCTTGTTGTTTATCTGTAAAGAAATCAGTTAGTTTCTGATTATATGGCCCTGAATCCAAACTTCTAAGTTCAAGTTTTTCTTGGTTAGTTTTTGGTCTATATTTTTCAATCTTTGATTCTAAATCGTTTAACTTAGTCATAACTTGGTCCATATCTGAAAGTTTCTGTTCCAAATTTGAAAGTTGTGAAAATAGGTTATTAAAGTATTCTTCTTGTTTTGTTTCAATATTTTTTTGAGACTTAACTAAATCTGTAATTTCGAGTTCTTCTGAACCGGTTTCTTCCTCTCCTTTTTCTCCCACTTTTTCAACATCAGGGTCATTTGCAACATCAACAGGTGTTGGTTCAGCCTCACCCGCTGGTGCGTCTGGAGTTTCTGCTCCGGCAGTGGGTGGTGGTGGAGGAGCTTCTCCCCCTGGCGCTGGTGGTACATCAGGTGTTTCAGCCGCCTGCTCAACAATATAATTATTTATTTTATTATATCTTTTGATTTCCTCTAAAATTTGTTCAGACATTCCCATTTTCTTATCCATTTAAAAGTTGTTTAATACCAGTTTTGGTTTCAACGTTAATTTTTTTGTTAGACATATAAGTGTTATCTACTCTTTCAATCAAACCATCTTTCATTCTAACTGTGTAGCAATCACCTGTGTCCAAATCACAAACTTCTTTAAAACCGTTACCGGCATCTTTTTCAGTAATTCTTGTTTTTTTACCAAGATAATTATCTAATAATTGTTTTACGTCCATAATATTAGTTTTATTATAAATATCTAATTTTTATTAAAATTAAGTAGAGAGATATCCTTTTACTATTTTATAAGCCTTTCTGACTTTTGAGGTTATCAAATCAAAATCGTTTTTATTTGTCAAAACAAAATTTTCATACAAATTAGCAGTGCCTCTTGTATTATCATAAGGATACCTTTCAATATAAGTTTTTGTAAATCCGCTCACAAATATATCTTCATTTACTACATTTTCTAATTCTTTTTGGAATGTTTCAGGATATCTTAAAATACTAAAATTAATACAATTTGATATTCCTGAAAAAGTGACAAACGCCTGGCTTTGTCCATTATTACCTTCCAAACATATATATTCTTTAAGGAATTGACCACTTGTACCTCCTCCCCAAGTTGGTACCCCTGTTCCTATAGGAGTTAGTGATACATTATTATTATAGAATGAAAACTTATTACCATCAAAAGAATTAACATAGAATATTGTATAAATAACATAATCAATGCCCGAACCACTTAAAGGTGTTAGTAAGATTTGGTTTCTAACTTTCTTCCACATAGAATCGATAGTTTCAGTAATCTCAACTGGTCTTGCGGAAGAATAAGTTTCATAGTCAGATTGTGTTTGACAAATTGGAATTTGACTAGGTTTAAATTGGGAATTAAGTCCGTTGGCCAATTTATTTTTTACGTCAGTTGTAGTTTTTTCAATTTTTATCTCTCCCTGTCTTTTTTGTACTTGTTGGTTAACTAAATCATTCAAAAAAGTAGTTTTTATTGATTCTAATAATTTATTTTCAAGTGGGGGTGTATATAATTTTTGTCTTGTTCCTGTAAATTGTGTACTAAAATTATTATTAGAAATGGTGTGTTCAACCGAATCAATATAATAAGGGCCAGCAAATAAAGGTACATTCCTTAATACAAAGTACATTGTAGGTTGTATCATAGCATTACCTAAGGTAGTGACTGTTGCCTTATAACTTCTTGTTGTGTAGATATTATATAAACTAACACTTTGAGTACTACTTTTAGTTCCACTATATAAGTTAGCCATTTCGTATATTTGTTGTAGGCTTTCAGCAGTGGCTTGTCCACTTTCTTGAGAAACATTAATGTCCTTGAAAACTCCTTGATTTTGTAATCCAAAATCAACCGCAAATCCAACACATTTGTTTGAGGTTGCATAATCTTCTTTATTATCCATCTTATCAAGATTTGGATTATTTGTTGAAACTCCTAAATTAAAACTATCATCCAAAAATCCATTTGTAATTGCTGGATTATCTGTATGTTCAGAACCAGTTTCGGTATATACACATACCATTTTACTTTTAGATGCCTGATAATCAACTTCTGTAAATGTTCCAAAAAGATTAGTGGCAAAAGGATGTGAACTTATATCATTTCTTTCATCCCCAACATTTTGTACACCATAAAAATTTATGTATCCAGGCATGTTGAATATTTTGAAGTGGTTATATTCAATTATTCCCCCGATTACCGTATATACATTTGATGTTACATCAACACCTTTTAAGAAAGATTTATTATTACTTATAAGGTCCAAAACATTTATATAAATTTTATCACCAATATCTCTACCCGCTCTATCTAAGAAAAGTATGTCCTCTAATAAAGTTTCACTATTAAAATTATTTCCAGCAACCCATTTGTCATTAATTGCCTTAAAGTTATTATAAAGAGATAGTTTTGAAAGTTCCCCTTCCATTGCGGAATTTTGTTCAACAACTCCTTTATTATTTGTGACACTTACCCCTTTTTTCATTTTTTGTAATGCCCCGTTAAATAAAATA